ATAAAGATAGAACTTCGCAGTGAAATCTAAAGTGTATATGATTGCTCTTCTTGTTGCAAAATCACCCTCATAATCATCTTCGTATGATATACTATTCAGAACGATAGGAACATCTCGTTTCACGCTCATATCAGGCATATCATTAATAGTCAAAGTGTAGTCGGGCTGAAAGAATGGTAAAATTTGTTCTACAATCTGTAAGGCATCATCAGAACTTTTTGCCAAAATATATAACTCAAAACCTAAGTTATACGGAACGGGCATATATTGTGTGTCAAGTTTACTTGAATTTCCTGACTTGGTTTTCTTAAACTGTTGAACTCTGTTTAGTTTTCTTGTAGGATCGTAAGACAAACCATTTATTTCAAATCCAATACGAGGTAGTGTGATTGCAACCTGTTTTGTTAAGTCAGGGTCTTCTCTCAAACGAACTAAAAACTTTTGTCTGGGCCCATATGCCAGAGGAACTTTCATAGATTGTGTAACAACGCCAGCGTTGTCTTTACGAACTAATTGTATATTGTTAAATAATGTACCAAATGCAACGACAACTTTTCGAGTCGTTTCGTGGTAGAACTGCTGACCTAACATTAACCTTTACTCCCTGCATCACCAAACGGATTACTTTCTGTGAAGTCTAACACATCATCATCAAGATCATCAAATAACTCATTTTGAGCTGTGTTATCAAGACTACCTGTGTTTGCTCCACCTGTACCAACTATATAGTCTTCTTGTATCAAGAACTCTCCTGTCTCTAGAAGTAGACTTTCACCAACAGAAGTTGAGTCGTCCTCACCAATAATATTATCATTATCCGTTTCATCTTTTAGTAGACCTCTAGTGGTGGCTGTATCATGTATTCTAATTTGTTCATTGACCGCACTTGATTGTTCCAAAGTAAACTGAAAGAACATAGTGTCCACAGACAATGCATCTTCAATCGCATCAATATCAGTGATGCCAGTATCAAGTGCTTCAGAACTATAATCAAATGTGCGACATTGTAATTTAAATACTGGATTATTGTCTAATTGGTGGAACGGTTCATCATGGTCAACAAAATTAACCTCAAATAGTTTTTTGAGAACAGGATGAAAAATTAAATCCCCCTCTAAAGGCCTATCTGAATCTGTCGCATCAGTTTCATTGAGAAGATAAAAATCTGTCCCTTCAAACACGATTGCATTACCACTCTGATCTATAGTTCCCTCCTCCAACAGAATAGAACCGCCAGTTGTATCTGTGCCATCTTCGATGGTAAACTGTTTTGTTAATTCTTGAAATCTATGTTTTGCAACAACAAAGGTTAACTCACTTAGGTCTTGCAACCCAAACTTATTCATGAGTTCTCTTTCGCCCTGATACCCACCCTCTGCATTTTCAACGTACATCTCTATCTTTGCAGAGTTTCTAAATTTAGAAAGAGCGTCTTCACCAAAAACTGTATCTTCAGCAGTCAAAGTTCTGTCAACATAATGAACGTCATGACCATATATTTGAATAGCCTCTGCAACCAAATCCCTATATAAGTTTTGTTCTGTAGCAATCGCAGTTCTATTGCTGGTATGAAATATTGAATTGACGGCCATAGAGTTATCCTATCATATAATTTACTGGTAACTCAAATGCGAGTTGAATTTGTTCTTCTAATTTTTCTAATTCCTCTTGTGCCTGCGAATAAATTGTTTCTCCATTCATGGTAACACCACCTAACATAGATACACCGTTGAATTTGGAAAGGTTAGCACCCCACTGTCTTTTTATCAGTGCAGTAGCATATCTTTTTAAGTACATGTCGTTGAAGACATCTGTGAATGTTGCTGGATCAAGTTTTCTATAACACTCAATAATTATGAATTCATCTACTTTAATATCATTATTCCAATCCATATCCAGATAGAGTCTCTGTTGGTGTTGACTAAAACGAATTGGAACCTCACCAACAAGAATATGTTCTAAAAAGTCAAGATGTTGAAGCGTCATCTGGTATTCCATAATAGAAGTAGATGAAAAATCATACAAGTCATTCAACCGTAGTTGATACCTTAGATCAAACATATTTGCTGTTGTGCTGTCTGTAAAAGGAAAAACACTCACCACTGAGATTACAGCTTCAGGCACGGGGATAAAACCTTTGCCCTCTAACCAAGTCGCAGTAACAGAATTATCAGCGGTATCTGTGGCAACTTCTGATGCATCAGTTGTTGCTCTACTGATATCATCAGATGTGATCTTGTGTTTAAGATACATTCTTTCCACACCATCATAATGATATTCTGCAAAGTATTGAAGGGCCTCGTCAAGTCTATCGTCAATTTGGTCATCTGACACGTTTATGTCGATAACCCCACTACCCAATGCTCTAAGACAATATGACTTCAGAGTTGCCTTTGTTGAGGGAACAGCCATGTTATCACTCCTTTATACTCTATTTATAAGTATTTGGATGCGATACAGTTAGGACCAAACTGTCCATCATCAAACCAATTTGTCTCTTGAACAAACCCTACACTTTTATATGCAGGCATTGCACTTTGTCTAGGAACAGTCCACATCCAGTTGCCACCTTTAAGTTTTGCATACTTTAAACACCAATTTAGTATAATTGAAGAATATTTCTGACCCCTAAAATTTGGGTGAACCCACAATCCTCTTGATCTCCAGTAATTAAATATACCTTTTGAGTTACTATAGTAACAACTATTTACGGCAACTAATTCTTTATTAGACCTAATACCAACAAACGTAGGCTCTGCATCCTTTGCCATTTGTTTATCTTTACCAAGTTCTTTTTGTAACCAATGCCATGTCCACTCATTTGCCTTTGCGACCCCATTCTTTTTATTAGGCCACAGTTCTTTTTCCCAGACCTCTTTGATTTCCTCGAAATTTATTTCCTCTACAAAATCAAACGTTATCTGCATAATGCTCCCACTCATGAGGTTTATTCATTCTATGAGTAAAATGAACGAATTTTATATCTGGATGAAACTCATCACCCAAACAAACATATTCATTACCAGTAAGGTTTCTATATTTTCTTGTCAATTGAACATTCCATCTAAACATGCTCTTTCCATAATTTATGTCAGTTCCAGTGACCCAACGAGTAAACCACGCATCAGGTAACGTTATTAGCTCAAGTCTTTCGTTCACAGAATCTTCAACAAAATATTGTTCACCGTTTACTGGACCATTTGTTGTCCCGTTGTCGATATAATATCTTTGCCACCCATGAACATCAGACATAAATTTTTCATAGATATATTTACAATCTTTTGGATAATATTTAAAAAATCCACCGTTAATCTTGTATCCTTCTTTTTTTGTATCTCTCCACCATCCAGGCATTGCAACAAATTGTCCACGTTCAACAGGATATTCAAATATCTTTTCATAATCGTTAACTAATAAAACATCAATATCCATCACACAAATAGGTTCATCAATGTCTTGTTGCATTGCCCACATCTTATTCCATTGCAATTCAACCCTAGAGTCATATGGCTCTCTTATCCACACAATCTCATATTTAGAAAGTTTTTTCTCTAAATACGTTTCGTATTCTGGACCGTACTTCTCTCCTATTCTGACTGCAAATATTTTCATGGCGCATAAGGAAAAATCATTTTTGATTTTATCATATCTAAAGGTTGTATACCAAAATATTTATTTGGTTTCCAATCATTGTTATCTTTCTCAAACCAAGGTATGAACGCCGCCACAATGTGAACTCTTGGTTTCTTTGCTCCACCCATATCTCTAACTCTATGTTTTATTCTTGTATTCCACATGTAAACCTTACCAACCTCTAGATGTTTAGTTAATGTTAAAGAATTATCATATTCGTCTGTACCATCAATCTCTAAAACATATGAAGGCTCAGTAACTAATGGTATATTAAATCTTATGGCACACCACAACACTTCATCTACATGCCACCCCTGCTCGTGTCTAGGATACTCCCACATCACTCTTGACCTCGTGGGCGGTAGGTCAACACACTCTAAAAATGTATCATAATGTTTTTTAACTATCGGGTGAACCGTAGACAAACCGTATGTATCATAGTAAGTATCTTTGTCTGTTTCCCAAGGCGGATTAGGATTATTCATTCTTGAATATGTCCAATTTAATTCTGGATGGCCAAGACTGGCATACGGACTTTGTAGATAGTCATCCCCCTTTTCATTTATACAAATACTAAACCCTCTATATTTTTCTGACTCAAGATCAACCTTTCTCCAACCTCTTATTCCACCAATCTCATCTGTAATCTTTAGTGTTTTATCATATAACTCCTCAGCTGAAGGCATACCAAGTTCTTCCAACGTAAATTCCAAAAAGTTATCCTCTAACTTCTCTTCATAAAAATCAAAAGCATTATATTCTTCATTTAGTCTTGTAAATGTACAATCACTTTTTCTCATTCGGCATACTCTGTTTAGTGGGTTTTTTACCTCTAATGAAAAAATATTCTGTGTTGTTACTTAATGTTTCAATCAGACAATCTAAACTCTCAACCAACTCTGTTAAGGTATAACAAACATGACTAGTGTGATAGCTAAAAATATTACTTAGATCAAAGAAAACTCTTTTACCTTTGATTTTATTAATTATCTTTCCATAGTCTGGATTAATTATATCCATGATCCAATATTCTATATTATAATTTTCTACCATATTTTTTTGTAGTTTTCTGCATTCCTCAAAGCTACCAAATGTCTCCACTCTTTTTTTTAATTTTTCAGATACAACATAGTGTCTTGGTATATTGGATGTAAACACAATATCATGATCACTAAATCTAGAATATATTTCAAGCTCTTCAAAACTCATATTCATCTCAACGATATTTTGTTTTATTTCTATGTTCTCCTCACAGTAATCATAAAATACAACGTCACCATCAAAATCTAATCTATCTGCAAAAACCTCTCCACTATAACCAGCAGTAGGAGTAAAGATTAAGTCAAACTTTCCGTCTGGTATTTTACCCAAGTTCTCCGTATTTTCTGCGTAGAATTTTTCAGTCATCCTATTCATAAGCAACTCAAAATATCTATCACTTTGGTCGATACGATCTCTCCACCCAAAAGATTTATGGGCCATCTTTCTCCAGTTCTGATCTTGAATTTCTGTTCTATTCTCCATATGATAGGCGAACCCTTTTATGTTTCTTTCTTGTTCAGTAAAATTTTTAATCAAAGGTAATTCGTCAACCTTAATCCATGGCGGGGTATAATCATCATGAAAATTTTCTGGTGACCTTTCATAATTCTCCCATCTTTCAAATATATCTGGAGCGCCATGCTCTTTCCATTTGACAAGATTCAACTCTATGTGCTGATGATGTAGATATGCTTTTTTATTAGGCCTTGATATAATGTGTGCCCTACAGTATTCATCAGTCTCAGCCCAGTTACAAAATCTAGTTATAGACGTTTGCGGCACAATCATATTAAATGTCATCCCGACACAAGTAATCATTGCGTGTGTCTGCTCACACTCTCTTAGAACATCGTTAACTTCACTTTGATAACACAGAACGTGTCTATGTCCTGTTCCCGCACCAGTGGAACCACCAGAGGTTTGCAAGCAAGTTGTTTGAGTTTGCTTTTCAATTATGAAACTCCATTCTAAATTATCTGGGTATGCGACAACAAAAATTAAATGATCAAGTTCATCACTCACACGATTCGATTTTTGTGTTTCCCACAACAATTTAAATTCTTCAAAGTTTTTCATAGTATGGCTCCCACTCTGGAAACACATCAACCAAACAAGTTCCTCTGTGCTTATCTCTCAATTGAACGTTTGTCATCATCTCTTTGTGTAATTTTTCATCAAAGGGCATCTCTTCCATATACGCATACAACTTTTGAAAATGACTATAATCTCCTTTTATCTTTGGTCCGAAATCAAAATATTTTTCCATGTATTGCTCACGAATGTCCAACGGTAAAGCTGTCACTGCGTATTCATTTCCCTCACCCCACACTAAACTTCCAGAAGCCCATGACCATTTAGGAATTGAAAAAGTTTCTTTAAAATTTACTGATGGCTCATCACACTTACTCATCAACTCCTTAACTCCACATGAAATTTCAGGCATGTATCCTATGTTCAATGCATTCACTGTGGTTGCAAACATTACGTTCGTATTTGGACATTCAGCAAATCTTTTAGCATTGTTTATTATCACATCCCATTTTGATGGAAACCTTAGATAATTGTTTCTCTTGCCCCAAAATTCTATGGATACTGTCATAGTGCATCCTCTAAAATATGGGATGTAATGAAATATATCTTTACCATCAAACTTGGGAGTCAGAGTGCCGTTTGTGGTAATCTTCAACACCATGTTTTTACTTACGCCCAAATCTATGGTTCGTTGTATCATGTCGTAATTATCTTTTATTGCTAACGTTTCTCCACCTACTAATTTTAATTCAGCCAAGTTAACAAGAATATCATCATATTTTTCTACGTTGTCTTTTATTTTTTGCAAAGGATTATCTTTGTATTTTTCCATCTGAAACAGATTAGTTAATCCAATATCTATATTTTCCTTTGCCAAGGATGAAGAGTTTGCAGGCCCACACATATTACACCTTAGATTACAAAAATTACTTGGTGCAACATACTCCATAGTTAAGATATGGGGTTCTGTCATGTCTGTGTCAATGTAGTTCTCTAAATCTTCTAGATACTGATTATACTCACCATGCTCCTCTATGAACTTTTCAAGATAAACTTTTCGGTGACTTTCGCCTGAATGCTTTTCTTGCTCGATGCATACTTGACAATGTTTATTTGTTAGTGGTCCACCACCGTTTAAAAACTCTTTTCTAAAATCTGCATATTCAGCTTCATTGTGTAATTTTCTAGGATCATTTGTTTTGTATTTTCGTTTTATTTTATTTCGTGGCCACTCTTTTAATACACAACAAGATAGTGGCGCTAAGTCTCTATACAAAACATAATTAGTGAATGGTTGAGGACAGAACCATTTTAAATCTTTCAACTTAGTCATGGGCTATCTCTTTCAACACACTCTTGCCAAACTGTTTCACCATAGATCGTTTCATCAATTCAATTCTCTCTTTATTCGATCCCCCATGAATAATAAAGTGAAAACGATTTTCATCTGAACTGTTTAGTGCCTCATGGGTGACCCCATTGTCAAACCAGAAACCAGTGCAATTTTCAAATGGTAGTTCCTCTTTTGTGTCGACTCTTCTCAAGTAACAATTTTCTGGTTGATAGATTGCAAGATTGATTGCCGCTGAAATGTTTCTCTGCCGGCCCTCATTTATTCTAGCGTCTCCAGCGTCATGATGTGCAGTGATACTACCGCCTGGTTTTATCAACATAAACCTACAACGCCTGTAGTGTTTGTGTGGAAAATCTTCTAACCACCTCTTCATCTCTGGTGCGACCTCGGCAACTTCAGTCCATCCCCACTTTACTGTATCTTCAGTGAGTCCATGACCAGACGGATTCTTAGTGTAAT